AAGCTTCGGGCGTTTGAACCAGAACACCACCTCTATTTCAACTGGTTCTTTGATTATATCGTCCACTATCAACTTTGCCCTTAGATTCACCTGATTTCGCCATGATTTTAGACGTTTACTTGTTTCAACCATTATTCCATTGCCAACGTGTTTTTTGCTTCCCTGTGGAGCAGATTCCATGCCCTTAACGTGAATTATATATTCCATAAAAATGAGCTTTATTCCAGAGAATACCCCATTCATAGCTTTGCCGTCCGCATTGAAGGGCAAAGTCACACCATATCAACTGTCAGTCCTATGGGTATTGCAGAGCTATTATCCAAACATTTGGCCTAGTTATGCCACGATTGCTAAAGATGCCAAGATGTCCAGATCCAGTGTAATTAGAACTGTTAATGAATTAGTAGAACTTGGCCTGTTGCAAAAGCAGTACAGGATTGATGAGTTCAACCAAAAGACCAACTGCTATAGAGTCAGCATCTGGCAGCAATGCAAGGCACTACCAGTCCCAAACCCAGCTATTACTGGGCGGTATCTCACAGGAACTGGGGGTGGTGTCACACAGACACTAGGGGGGTGTCAGGGAGACACTGGGGTAGTGTCAGAGCTACACCCTAAGAAAAACAAATTAACTAAAACAATTAACTATAAAAATAAAAGCTTTGATCCTTTCTGGAAAACCTATCTGGAAATACCAAAAGACATGAGAACAATTTCTCTGTCAAAAAAGCCAGCATACAATGAATTTATGAAGTTAGATACAAACACAAGGGAAAAACTAAAGCAATGCCTTGAAGCCGATATAAGGGCCAGAACAAAGACACTTAAGGCTGATAAGTTTACACCATTGTTTCCAGATGCCCACCGCTGGATAAAAAATGGTCAATATGAGCAATATTTATTGACACTTGATAAAAAGCCGATTACATTTAGAAAACCCAAAAACACCCCTTTTTAACACCTCATGAAAAGCTACAAAAGAAGGCCCATTGATCGGGAGATCACTTTCAAAGCACCACATTATGAGTGCTATGCTTGTAACGATTCTGGAATAATCCACAATTCTGATGGACTAATCAACCAGCACTTGCCTGATTATGATATGCACGACTCAGGAAAACGCTTTGCTGGACAGGATTTAGCTCTTATTTGCTATTGTGCTGCGGCTAATGGAAAATATGATACTGATGGTCAATTAATCTGTAAAGGTTACAGGACTGATGAAGGAATAATAAGAAATTTTGTTGGTGTTGATATTGATATTGATGTTGTTAGAGAAATACATAATATGAGAAAAGAAGGCTGGACTAAAACTACAAAAATCATGAACAAAGTAATTTATCAAAACAACAAAGGTGGTAAGAAAAACCTTATCAACTGTTCTCCAGAAATACAAAAAGTAAAAGATCAACTTGCAAACTTTACTATCAAATCATTATGAAAATACATTTGACCGACACTCAATGGAGAGATATTCAAATATGCTTGCTTCAAGCTATTCATAACTCAGGAAAAGATGGTAAGAAACCAGATCTTAATACAGCTTTGAATAAAAGATATTTACAGACGCATGACTTAATAGAAATGAATTTACCAGTAAAATTATGAAAAACAAAGATTTTGACAGTTTCAACAATGACCGCATCAATGCACTAAGAAAGAGGATTGATCAGCTTATATTCTTAAAAAATAGCTGGGAGAAACAAAGTAAATCGACAAAAACTAACGATTGACGCTACATTTAGAATAATAAAAACCATAATTTCATAGTGGCCAAAGGCAGAACTAATAAGAGTGAGCATGAGTTCAGAGTGAACAAAGTAGCCAGCCTTTTGTCTGTTGGAACTGTAAGATCAGAGATAGTTCGATTTGCTTCGACTGAGTGGGGTGTATCTTCAAGGACTGTAGATAGTTACATGCAAGATGCCAGAGAGATTCTCAAGCAAGATTTTGATATTGACCGCAGACAATTTACTGCGGAAGTTTTAGCTCAGTATGCATCATTAGCAAAAGAGGCAAGGAAATCAGGGCAATTAACAGTTGCTTTGGGTTGTATAAACTCAATGGCTAAGGTCGGTCAGGTGATGTCTTGAGCATACTGAACAGAGAAGGATCTGTCTTAGATCATATAGGCAGTAGATACGTTGATATTGATACTGGTGAGTTACTGGAAAGAATTAGAAATGATTTGCACCCACAGCAACAGCAGTTCTTTGACAACCAGAATGAGATAGTTGGGCTTTCTGCTGGATATGGAGCAGGGAAAACAAGATCGCTTTGTGCAATGGCCTTGAAGCTTATGGCTCAAAACGTAGGCTTTATCGGTGCAATTCTTGAACCAACTGGCCCGCTTTTAAGGGACATCTGGCAAACAGACTTCGATCAGTTCCTTGAACATTATGAAATACCTTACAGCTTCAGAGCTAGTCCTTTGCCTGAGTACGTTGTGCATCTGAAAGAGGGTGATTGCAAGCTGTTGTGTAGATCATTTGAAAACTGGAGTAGAATCATAGGTTTGAATCTAGCTTTTTGCCTTGCAGATGAAATAGATGTTGTCAGTCCGACCATTTGTGAAAAAGCTTTCCCAAAGATACTGGGACGACTAAGGGCTGGTAATGTTCGTCAGTTTTGTGCAGCCAGTACACCAGAAGGATTCCGTTGGCTATATCATACCTTTGCTACAGATGAGGCTAAAGAGAGAACAGATAGGCAGCTAATCAAGATGAGGACTCAGGATAACCCACATTTACCCAGTGACTTCATTGAACGTATGCAAGCAAACTATGATCCATCAATGCTACAGGCATATCTCAATGGAGAGTTTATCAACTTAACTACTGGGCAAGTCTATAGTCGCTTTACTAGAGAGCAGAATGTCACAAACATCAAGCCTGATATTGGCCTTGAGCCGTTAAGAATCGGGATCGACTTCAATATTCAGAACACTAATGCTGTGATCGGTATTGTCCAAGATCAAAAATTGTTAATATTTGACGAAATATCGGCTGCCTACGATACTGACTCATTGGCACAAACCATTCAATCCAGATATCCTATGAATAAGATATATGTTTACCCAGATGCTAGTGGAGGAAACAGGAGTACAAATGCGAGCCAGACAGACATTGAGATACTTTCTGGATATGGTTTCAGCAATCAAAGTCCCCGCAGCAACCCGCCAGTCAGAGACAGGATTTCTTCCGTACAGGCTTTACTATGTAACGGCAAAGGGGAAAGCCGTTTACAAATCCATGCCAGTTGCAGAAAGCTAATTGAATCAATGGAACTTCAGTCATATACAGAAAAGGGGGAACCAGATAAAGAGTCTGGCTATGACCACATGGCTGATGCTCTTGGCTATCTGATATGGCGTGAGTTCAATCCATTATTTGCAAGGTCGGGCAAACCTACAGGGATTAGAATATATTAAGATCATGGTATTATTGAGGCAAAACTGTGTATAGCTCACTAAATATTTACAACCAGCCTGTAACAGTAGCTCCTACAACAGTTGTCAGCCCAAATGCGGCCTATCAACGCATGGCTCAGTTCTGGGATTTGATAGCAGATTTGAAGGAAGGCACATACAAGATTAGATCAGAGCATAGGAAATATCTGCCTCAGTTAGAAAGAGAAGTAGATGACAGCTATGACCGCAGACTTGCAAGGTCAACAGTAGTGCCATATCTACAGAGAATAGAGAAAATGTTGTCAGGTATGCTGGTCAGGAAGCCAGTCAGACTTGATGATGTTTCTGATCTGGTAAGAGAGCAGTTGTTTGATGTTGATTTAGAAGGTAATGACTTGAATATCTGGCTTTATCAGACAGCAAGAATAGTAATATCATTCGGCCATTGTGGTGTTTTGGTAGATGCACCAAAGGAAGGAGAGAAGGCCAGACCTTACTGGGTGACGTACAAACCGAGCGATATACTTGGCTGGAGGACTGAGATCATAGATGGTGCAAGAGAACTCACACAGGTACGCTTATTAGAAAAGATTGTTGAGCCAGATGGAGCTTATGGTGAGAAGAATATTACACAAGTCAGAGTATTAGAACGTGGCAGATATGAGATCCACAGAAAAGACGACAAAAAGGGTGAATATAAATTGTTTGAAGAGGGAGAAATGAGCCTCAAGGACAAGATCCCTTTCTCAGTTGCCTACTCCAACAGGGTCGGATTCTATGAGAGTCGTAGTCCTTTATATGACATTGCAGAACTAAATCTCAAGCATTACCAGATTCAGTCTGACTTGGACAACATATTGCACATCAGTTCTGTTCCATTGCTTGCAGTCTTTGGCTATCCAAATGCAGATGAGATAACAACAGGCCCTAGTGAGGCACTATCATTGCCACCTGAGTCACGAATGGAATATATTAGCCCATCAGGAGATAGTTATGACAGCCAGTTTAAAAGGCTTGATGATATTAAAGAGCAGATCAATACACTATCGCTGGCCGCAGTTCTTGGGCAAAAGTTAGTAGGAGAGACAGCAGAGGCTAAGAGGATAGATAGATCGCAGAATGACAGCACAATGATGGTAGTTGCCCAGCAGATGCAAGACTTGATTGATAACTGCCTTAAGTTTCATAGCGAATATCTTAATGAACCTAATGCTGGAAGCAGCTTTGTGAACAGAGATTTTGTTTCTACCAGATTAGAACCACAAGAAATTCAGTCATTACTTGCATTGTTTACCTCTGGCACTATCAGTCAGGAAACACTATTGAATCAACTATCGGCTGGAGAGATTCTTGGTGATGACTTTGACGTAGAAGATGAGATCGAAACAACGCAGAATGGAGGACTCACAGAAAGAGAAGAACCACCAGCCCCAGCGGAGGAACCAGCGGACACAGAGGACGAATGATAAATGTCCACTCCAGAGATTTTCTATAGAGAAATCATTGATCTGAATAGATATTCATACGCTGTTGCAGAAAAATATGTTGTCACTTATAACGAAATAATCCTCAATGCAGCAAAACAGTTAAGGTCTATAGATCAAAGACAGGTTGCAGAGATAGCAAGAGGCGGTACAAGAATAATTGCACCAGTTACCAGAAAAAGACTAAGAGCCATCATCAAACAATCAAGTGATAGCTTGAACACATGGTGGGCTAGATCAGCCCTTGATATGAAAGATGAGTTGCAGGGAGTGGTGGAACTACAAAGAGATTTTGTTGTCAATGAACTCAAAAACATTACAGCATCTGGTGATGTTCCTATAAATAGTGTTGCTATCAGCAAGGATTATGCAGATTCAGTTATTATGACTGATCCATCAAAAGTCAATATATTCACTAGCAGAAAGTTTACAGAAGATGATTTTGTTAAATTTGGATCTGGTAAATTTAGCCTTACATCTTTGCAGGGATCAACAATAAAGCTCCCAAATGGACAAACAGTACAGAAAGCATTTAGGGGTATAGCTGAGTCCTCAGCAGAGAGATTAGATTTGGCAGTTAGGTCAGGAGTCTTTGCTGGTGAGACATTACAGCAGATCAGTAGGAGATTAGTTGGCAGACTTGATTTTGATGACTTGCAGAAAGCTAGTGTCAGACAAATGGCTCAGGCTGGTGGTGAGTTAACAAAACTGGCTAATCATCAGATTCAGACTATCGTTAGAACATCTGTTAATCAGGTAACAAATCAAGCATCACAGGCTGTTTATGCAGCAAATAAAAAGGTTGCCCCAAAATATGAATATGTTGCAACGCTGGATTCTAGAACAAGTGCTATTTGTCAGCGACTTGATGGACAAACATTTGACTACAATAATGGCCCAACACCACCGCAACACTTTAATTGTCGATCTACTACTGTCCCTGTTGTGGACTTTGATGGTTTACAAAAGAAATATCCTAGCCTTGAAAAGCCGCCAACAGCACAGATTGTCTCCAGACCATCAGCTACAGGCAGAGTTCCGCAAGGAACAGCATACGGAGACTGGCTGTTAAATCAGGACAAAGAGCTACAAATTAAGACTCTTGGTAATCAAGGCAAAGTAAATTATTTTAAAAGATTAGCTGGAAAAGAAGGATCTGGACAGAAGGCTTTAAGAAAAATGATCCGC